CCCGTGTAAAAGATACCGTATTTGGTTCGGTTCGGTTTTTGACTTCTGAGTTCCAATCAACTTCACCTAAACCCCTGTTAACTAGTACTTCTAACTCAAAGAACGGTGTGAGGTCTAAGTCAACAAGGTTCTGCACAGCCTTAAGCCTACCTGAAAACTGATTTTTTACTTGGGAGAAAAAATCAGCTACTGATTTGTAGCGCCACTGCCAGATTAGCGAATCTTTGATGATTTCCCGGTGTTGCACTGGTAATGCTTTAGCCCACACCAGCAACCCAGCTAAAAAACTCTCGTGCAGGTCAAGCTTAGCTAGACTCTCAAGCAATGGAAGTACGAATGGAACATCCCTTCTAAAAACATCTAACCCTATGCTCCGTAGTTCTTTAATGGTTACATGTCTGAGATGCCTACTAGAAACTTTACATACGGGAGGCTCAGTGGAGCCGTCAAACCAAGATTTTAGTGTAGCAAGGCGTGTTAGTGGCACATTTTGACTAGATTTCTTTGTCACATGTAAGACATATTGTAAGACTTCCTGTCTACTAACTGGTCCATAAGGGAACAGATCAGGACCATATTGTATTCTCGAAATCCGAAGCAGCACCGATCGGCCTTGTACATGTAGTGGCTCGTGCCTAGAGATATAAGTAGCTGTGAGGTCCAAGCGGGCCATATACACACATTTAGTAAATACAACATCAGTATCATACCTCGTGTGCACATCACCTTCTATATTGATGCCCGGGTAAACATCTAGAAGGTGGAAGTCCGCTTCTTCAAAAGAAGCTACCTCTAGTTCCCGTTCACTAGCCTTGATACCTAGAGGTACCATATCAAGGCTTGCAAAGCTGCGCTTGACTAATCTTGTTCGTCTGGAGGACGCGCCTCTTGCTCTATCTGAATTGGTACGTCTATCATGCGCGCTTCTGTAGGTGGCTCTAACAAGTTTGCACTGCCTGAAGCGGTTGGCATTGGTACCCCGGCGATCAACTCTTGCACTTGAAAATCCGCCAGAGCGAGATCATAAGTGGTTAATATGTTTGCTGTAAATTTTTCACTATCAATAGGCACTTGTACAAATCCACGGATAGTATTGATATTCCTAACGTCATAGCTAGCTGCCCTGGCATTCCATATTGGTTGCGTTTGTAATACCGTCTCCGCCCTTGTCCAATAACAGACAACAGCACAATCTGCAAGGCTCTCAAAACTAGAACCAAAGCTATTATACCTCTCTTCTATGAATTCAAGTTGATAACTGACTGGCATATCTAGTGTTGCTGGGGTTACTGGCGGCATAGCTATACTTACATCGTTCGCTGCTAATATACGGTGTGTACCATTTCTTAGTGGGTGTGTGTAGTTAACCGTGTAACCCTGCCTTCTACTTACTACACCATTAGCCCATAAATCATTGTAATTATA